TTGCAAAAGGCACTGGCAACTTAATCAAATGTTATTGGGATGAAACAAAAGGTGAATGGAGAAGATCTATTATAGAAAACATCGTCTCTATTAAACCCACTAAAACCAAGAAAAAAAAGAAAGGTAAAAAGTGAGAACGAACACGTCCAAAAAACGTGGTCTTGTAGAGAAAATTTTTTCTCTGAAACAGACCAAAGAAGGCTTTAATCGTCCTTACCGAACGATTATAGCTCTTCTTCAGGAAAGCGGATATGGCAACGTGAGTCTAGGAACAATTTCCTATCACTTAGGCAAAGGACAAAAAGAAAAAACAATAGAAACTAATAGAAAAAGACAGGAGGGTATCTGCAGCAAAGTTCGCGGTTTTATCTACGATAAAAGACAACCTTATCAGGAACCTGCTTATAAAATTGGACCTATTAGAAAAAAAGCGAGAGGATTTACTTATGGAGCAAAAGCTCTCAGAAAGAAAGCAACCTATAAAGTGAATAAAAATGCACTTAAACATCCTAACCGAAAAGTTTGGGATTATATTGGAAAAGTGTTTCCGGGCATTAAATCTGAGAAAGATAAAGTTCAAGCTGTCAATCAATGGACGGGGGAGTTAGATTATGAAGACGGTAAACCTTTACTCTTTCCCTATATGCGCTGTAAACTTAGTGGAGATATTTACAATGCCAAAGGAAGCGATGTTCACGCTGACCATATAGATGGCGACCGATTAAATAATTCTATTGAAAATTTCTCTTTTGTATCAGGAAGATCCAATGTCATGAAAGGTCGAATGAGTTACAAAGAATGGTACAAAGAGATCTGTAAAATTGCAACGAATTTAGAAAGGTATAAAGAATTATGGAATGGGCAAGAGTAGCTTCCGAGGGGGCAGTGGTAGGCTCCTGGTATTTTGGAGTGGGAGCAATCCCCTCATTGGTATCAACGTTGGTTCGGTCCTCTCTGCGCCCTTGTTTTGTCATAGCCGTTAAACCAACATCTACCACAAGTAGAAAAAGGTATAAAGGAGTTTTATTGAGGTATACATGAAAAAAAGAAACATATTAGCTTATATAGGGCACAACCACGATAAAAATCGTGTTAAAGATGATTTTTACCCTACACCTTCTAATGCAACTTATGAACTTTTAAAAAAAGAAAAACTAATAAACCCCGTTTACGAGTGTGCTTGTGGTGATGGCGCTATTTCCAAGATTTTAATTGAAAAGGGATATGATGTTTATTCCTCAGATTTAATTGACCGTGGATATGGAGATACAAAAATTAATTTTCTTGAGGCAAGCGACAAACGATTTCATACTATTATTACCAATCCCCCTTTTAATTTATCTACTGAATTTACTTTAAAAGCTCTAGAACTTAGCCAACGTTATGTAGTCTTTCTAAATAAACTTTCTTTTCTGGAAGGTATAAAAAGAAGACAAACTATATTTAATCAGGGACACCTTAAAAAAGTTTATGTTTTCTCTCAACGCGTTAAATTTGGTGGTAGCGGTCTTATGGCTTTTGCTTGGTACATTTTTGACAAACAATATAAAGGAAAGGCTGAACTAGAGTGGATATGAAGTTAAAAATACTAATTGAAAGTTTCATTGATATTGGATCCGGTTTTCTGCTTGCGATAGCGATACAAATTTTTATCTTTCCTTTTTTCGGGCTTTATCCCTCAATTTTAGATAGTATTCACATTGCCCTGATTTTTACCGGCGTCTCGATGATAAGGTCGTGGATATGGAGATGCTATTTTAGGAGACAGGAGAGTTAAATGCCTACTGGTATAAAACTAGGATATAAAATAAAATATAACGAAAATAAAACTACACGCCGTTATTTATACAATAATGAATGGGTAGCAGCGAGACAAATTCCCAAAATCAAGAAACATTATGAACTTATAGAGTTTAAATACAGAAACACTGAAAGAGGAAAAATTATAGAAGTCATTAACGGTATTTTTTTACGTTTTAAGAAAAACGACAATAGAAAAAAATGGATTCCTGAAATAGATAAAAAAGGAGTATGGCTTATCGTCATGAACCATATCTGCAGAATGAAAGAACAGTTTCCCGGCAGCGATGGAAGACTATGTTTTTTCTGTAAAAAACCTTGGACATATATTCGAAGACCAAGTAATGGTACAGGAAAGAAAGGACCTGTTGTTCTAACTAATTTTTCTCTCGATCGTCTTGATTGCACAAAAACCTATAAAAAAGATAATATTGTATGTTGTTGCGTTGGTTGTAATGATCGAAAAGGAAGTTCAACGCCGAAAGACTGGCGTATTTACATAGAAGCTGAAAAGGAGCTGAAGAGAATAAATGAAGTGGAATAAGCTTTACAAATACCCTAAAAGTACTAGAAGCCTAATAGAAGGCAACCGGCATTATGACATCAATCAGGAAATGCTGCCAAGCGTTACAACGATTCTTCAGGAAACACAAAGTGACGAGAAAAAGGCAAGTTTGGCGAACTGGAGGCAGAAAGTTGGCGAAAATGAGGCGGAAAGAATTAAAAACGAAGCGGCAAGTCGTGGAACTGCGATGCATCAGTTTCTCGAGTTTTATTTGCGTAATGAAAAGATACTCGACCTGAGCGACGAGGGGCAAGTGGCAAGCGGCATGGGACAGGTTATTATCGACCAGGGCTTTAGTGATTTAAAAGAAATTTGGGGTTCGGAGGTAACGCTATTTTACCCGGGACTGTATGCGGGCAGCACGGACTTGTGTGGTATTTATTCTGGGCGCGAAAGTATAATTGATTTTAAACAAACGAACAAGCCAAAAAGGAAAGAGTGGATAGATGAATATTTCATGCAGCTAGGAGCTTATGCTATGGCACACGATGTTATTTATAATACTTGTGTGGACCAAGGTGTTATTCTAATGTGTTCCAAAGACGGCTTTTTCCAAAAATTTACCTCGACAGGTAAGGAGTTCACCCGTTTCAAACATAAATTCTTAGAGAAAGTAGGACAATTTTACCAAAAAAAGGGCCAAAAAAAGTGAAAAAAAAGGGTGTTTTGGGGTCAAAATCGACGAAAATGACGAAATCGACGAAAATGATGAATCAAAAAACCAGCAAAACGCAATAGTTTTGCCGTCTCTATATACGTTCTGCCAACAAATATTTCTTACTCTGTGCAAATCCATCAAAATATTAGTAGATTAGTAGAAACGTTGTGAAAACGTATATAGAAAGCGCCTTATTCGACCTTGAGCTTCTACTTTTAGGTTACCTTTTCTACTTATATTTTAAAAAGATGAGGTTTTAAGCGGGTTATTGCAAAAAAATAAAAGTAGAAGATATAAGTCTTCAGATATCTAGGATTTCTATGCTATACACGAGTGACTATGGAGCGTTTTATTGATACATTCAACCGGAAGCATAACCCGGATTATTACTATGGCAAGAATACCCAAAAGAAGAAAACCGAGAAGAAAAAGAATGATCGTAAACGCTACGCAGCCAAACGATATCCCGTATTCAAAGTGCAGGATTGAATGGATTGATATTGTATCTGATTCGGGATGGGCAGATGAAAAACAATTTAATAAAATGAAAGTTGCAACACCGGTAAACGAAGGATGGGTATATTCAAAAGATAAGGATAGTGTTAAGGTTTTTGCTTCTTACGATAAAGAAGATGATGGAACATTAACATTTGGAGATAGAACCATTATTCCTATGGCTTGTATAAAGAAAATAACTAAGTTAAACTAATGGCAGTATGGGAATATCCATGGAAGGAGGAAAGTATGGCTAAAAAGAAAAAGAAAAAAGCTAAGAAGAAGAAAAGTAAAGCTAAGAAAAAGAAGAGAAAATAAGGAGGAAAAAATGGACAAGGTAGTTAAGAAGCTGAGAAAACTAAAAACTCAATTGGATAAGATAGAAGAGAAAGAGGATGAAATTCTTTCTCAGATAGATGAAGCCATTGATGAATTAGAAGAAAATAATAACGACGATTAGTGATTAAACTTTTACGGGAAGAGGTAAAGAAGCATCAGACTCTTGCGAAAGTGTTTGCTTGTGCTGTGATTTTTTTAGCCTTAATTTCTTTGTTCTATCTTTTATCGTAGATTTAATATCTTTTACTTCAACACCTTCTAGAATTGGAGAGTATTGATCGATGATTTCTTTCATACGACTCTCCAATTCTTCTTCGGATAAGTCGTCTAGTTTACCAGTTCTTATAATTTTTTGTTCAATGTAAAGGCCAGCCGCTTTGCCTCTTGCTACTTCTGCATTTACCGCAGCGGACCATGCACCTTTTTTAAGTGCGTCTATTCTGATTCGTGCAAGTTCTGATATGTGTCTTTCAAAGGTTACAGCATATTTCTTTTGATATTCTTCTCTAAGTTCACCTATATATTTAACAACAAGAGGAAACCTCTTTGGATTTTGAAGTTCACTGGCTCGCACTCTTGCTGAGTCTTCAGCATAACCAGCGGATATAGCACACTCCGTGCTATTTTTTCTGCCTTCATTGCTCACGACTTCGTGAGCAAATTTCATCTGCATTTCTGTTAGTCTTTTAGGTACACCCATATATTGACATTTAAAGTAATTTGACGTAAAAGTCAATTATGTTGAAAGCGAAAGAATTAGCCAGAGCCTTAGCTAAGATTATGAAAAATTCTGAGGTTGGCAAGAATGCTCGTATACAGGTGAGATTACCACAAGGTGAGTATAGATCTATTGATGGGTTTTTTGATGTTGTTGAAGTTAAATTGATGCAAAATAATGTGTTAGGACATAGTGAAACTCACAGAATTGTATTTGAGTTATATCCAAGTCATATGACCTGGGCAATGGGTAAACCAAAAAAGATTATAGGATGATCAAAGATGATCAAAGACGATCAAAGATGATCAAAGATGATCAAAGATGACTAGAACTGTAAACGTTTTAGGCCAGGCTATTATAAAATATAATACACCTCAATATATTCTTGACGAGATTAATAAGATTTATGATGAAAGGAAGGCAAGAGAGCTTCCTGCTACTAATAAATTTTTAGCGGGTAAGATTAAAAGTGAGCACACACTATATCATAATGAAATGAATGACCCGAGTAAGAATTTTAATAATGTGAGTACAAAGTCTCTTGATTGGTTTCAGGATCAATTTCAAGATTATTTAGGTGTAGTTGAGAAGAAATCTATAACGATTCGTTTAAGTTCTATTTGGGTTAATGAGATGTATGCCAACGAATACAACCCTGTTCATACTCATTCTTCCAGATTTTCGAGGATTGGACTATCTTCTGTGATGATATTGAAACTTCCGAGTGATTATGGAGAGGAGTATTCTCGACCGGATAATCCTTTAAATGGTCAGTTGCAGTTTGTGGGAAGTTCTGGTGGTCAATTTGCATTTACAGATTTTAGGCCTGAAGTTGCAGTTGGAGATTTTTATGTATTTCCATACGACATGAGACATACTGTCTATCCATTCAACACAACCAAAGAACATCGAAGAACTCTTGCAGCCAATGTAGATGTTTTTTATTCTCCTCTTGAAGCACCCAAATAAGTAAAAACTTGACTACTTTTAAAAAGCATGAGATTAGAGTCTAAATTTTATAATGAGCTTAAAAGAATTACACCAAAAATTAGATGGACAAGGATTGAAAATACTAGCCTCCTTGGTACTCCTGATCTTTTGGGGTATAATGCTAATAGGTTCTTTTTCACTGTTGAGTTAAAGGTTGCCAACGGCAACAAAGTTCGCCTGTCCCCTCATCAAATATCGTTTCATGTTCGTCACCCTGAAAATACTTTTATACTAGTGAAAACCAAAGCCGCCTGTCGCCTGTACCTTGGTGAACAGGTGAAGGAACTGTTCGCCTGTGGTTGTTCGCTTGCGCCTGTCGCTTGTGGTTGGAAGGAAGTTCGCTTGTGGTTGGAAGATTTAGGCAATGATGATACTCTTGCTTATCCGTAATGGGCATTGGGTTAAATTTGTCTAGTTGGTATTACCCATTCACAATCATCAGTATATTTTACTTTTGGATATTTTTCTCTAATTTGTTCTGCCTCACACATAAAACAAATATATTCATCATCACATCTACCTATATCACCAATACAATCTTCTTTATTTCTAGGTTTTATGAAATCAGTATCTTCTAGGTATTTGTAAGATCTTAATGGTTTTCCATCATCATAACATACAAGTTCATTTTTTCCCCACTTATGCCATGTACCCCTGTAATAATCTTCTAATGTCCTTTTCATACTCGCCTCTCTTTCTTTTCTTGGTTATTGTTTTAATGTAAAGTCGGCTAAATCAATCTCTCTTTTAATCCATTCAATAAAAGTTTCTTTCATTGGATAACCTTTGGATTTGTAGTGTTTTCTGTAATCTAGCCAATCTTTATGTAAATATTTTATGGCTTTCTCTTTACTCTTAGGACAATTTATTTTCATACTCGCCTGTTCCTTTCTTGGTTATTTATTTAGTTTATCTTGTAGTATGTTTTCAATACTCCAATATAGATCTTGTCCTAGTTTGGTGTTCTTAGTACCATCTTT